TCATGACATGAAATAATTAAAAGCGTCTTGTTCGTTCTTTAAATCTTGTTGAAAAGAAAAATTAAGTTGTTGTTTCATAGTGGTTAAAGATTCAATAATTTGTCTTTGATTATCCACCTCATACTCTGGTTTAGGCTCAGGTATGTAGTTAGTTATCTTAGCCATTATAAACCTGCAAATTCACCCTCAGCAGGTCCAAAGTCTGCAGCTCCAAATCCGCCACCACCCCCTGATCCTCCTTTTCCACCTTTTCCACCTTCATAAGATTGATCTTCAAAATCAAACCTTGGATCTAAACTTCTTCTAGGTTCTTTAGGTGTTAGGTCGGTAGGAAACTCTCCTGCACCTCCAAACTCTTCTTTAATTTGTGAGCCTTGATCTATTAATCTTTGTCTTGCTGCTGTTATTAAATTAGTAGGATTTTTTTCACCCTTTAATAGACTAGCTAAGTTTGTATAACCTCCTTGTATTTTACCAAGTGGATACGCTGCACCAATTTGTCTTGGATCAAAAACATTAGACAACATGCTTAAAACCCCTCCAGGGATATCAGTAAAGGTTGCATCTACATTTTTACCATCTGCAGTTTGATATGCTCCTGTTCTCAAATTTTTATATGCTTCTATTTCAGTTGGAACAAAATCAAATCTGCCTGGAGCTAGTTTAGTATAAACATTTCTAGTTACAGTTTTTACATCACTTAAATCTAAATCACCAAACGGGCCTCCTGTTCCTTCAGGGAAATCATCTCTAGGAGGTCCTTTCATTGGAAACAATGCTTCTATACCAACGGGTTGTTCTGATACAGGCATCACTGGTAACATAGAGGGTACTGGTAGTTTAGTTGCTACTGGTGGTGGAAAGATACCTGTTATATCAGGTAAACCTTGTTGTAAATATTGTTGTGCTAAATCAAATAAAGTATTTGCCATTATCTTCTTCCATCTGGTTGAGCATCTAATCTAAGAGTTCCATATCTCCAAGTTTCGCCCGTTGAGTCATTTTCTATTCTAAGAGACACTAATCTTCCTCTTGCTCTTGTATCTACTTTATCAGTTGTTGATGTAACTGTAAAGGGTCCAAGTGGGGAACTAACTGGGGTGTCATCAGGAAAATCACTAACAAAAAGAGTTATTTTAGCATTTCCCTCTTGGTATTTAAAATCAGGTATAAATCTTTTAACAGACATAATAAACTCTCCATCTCCTCTGTAATCAGCTACACCAGTTGCTTGGCCCAAAGCACTTCTTCTAGAAGTTATGTCATAGTCTCCAGATCTAATAAATGCAGATATGGCGGTTGTGCCCGCGTTATTAACTTGGTCGTTTCCTACTTCATGAGCATAATAAATACTAGCTCCGTATTTATTAGTTATCCCTAATATTTCTGGAAAAACAGGGGTAAGGGTGTTTCCATAATCAGTTGCATAAGGCACTTCAAATACCCCTTGATCTTGATAAGTCGTTCTATCTAAAGAAGAAGTAGTCCAACAATTTTCTGAATAATTATAAGTTACACATCTATCAATTTGATCAGATCCACTTTTTGGATAAAACCAATTAACCTCTGTATACAAATTATTTGATCCAGAAAATATAACATCACTAGAACCAAAATTTAATCCCAAGTTAGTTCCATCAGTTGTAAAAACAAAATCTTCAACAAGAGATGGTAAAGATTTAACTGTTCCGTCGTATGCAAAAAACCCTCCTTGTGTTCCCATCCAAAATACAGCTCCATTAACATAAGAGGCTGCATGTTGACCTATGCACCCACAGTTTGTACCAACCTGTCTTACAGAAAAAGTAAATGGTGGACCAACAAATTGTATTACGTACGCAGCAAGATCAGTTAATACAAAGACATAATCTTTACCTTGAAGAGCTGCTCTAATTTCATTACCAGTATCCAATCTAAAAGTTCCAGCTGTATTTGTGGTAGTGGGAGCGTAAGTATTTAGATCTTCTTGATTAGAAAATCTTACAAACATAGGATCTTGTGTGGTGGTGTCACCAATAGTCGTCTCCGTTCCGAAATGAAATAAATGTCTGTCTCTATCAGATACTAATGTAAATCTGGTAGCAGTTGGATTATTTGTGGTTTGAAAATTTGTGGTTGATTTAGATGCACGATTACCTCTAGGACTTGCGGCCCCTGCATCCCACGTAAAAGTTTCACCATTAAATATTGTTGCAACTAAAACTTCACCAAAATTATCAAGACTCCAGTTACCTGCGCCTAGAGTTACTGAACCTGTAGATCGTTCTGTGCCCCAGGTTTCAACGTTCCACGCAGATGTACCCCATCCATAACCCCCTGTTTGTATGGTTGGTCCTACGATAACATAAGGGTTAACTGTTGCAGCTCCAGCAGCAGTCATTCCAGAACCTGTTTCCACGCTAGCTGCTTGTATTGTAAATTTATCAATATCAGGTACGGTTAATATTTCATAAGTTTTTTGTAAATCTGCAGCTGTAAATGCACTGGCTCCAGTCACTGTTACAGCGGATAAAGTAATATATCTTCCTACTGCTAGTCCATGAGATCCTTTGTTAATTGTAACAACGTTTGAGTTATTTACAGTGGTAATAGTACATCCTGTAATTGCTGTATCTAAAGGACTGATATCATAAAAAGCATTTCCATAATATAAAAACAAACCCTGAGAGGTTCCTATAGCTGCATATTTTTCACCAGCAAAACTAGAAAAAGCAACTTGAGCTCTTGCTGCTCCTGGAAGAGTTTTAGAAGCTGCAGTTAATTGTGACCATCCACCTATTTTTTCTGGTAATCCATATCTAAATCTAACAAAGTCACCGTCTGTCCATTGACCTTCAGCCCCTGATTCCGTGTCTTGTTTGTTAAAACCAGCCTTGAAATTTAATTTTTGTAGCATATAATGCCTTATATAGTAGTTTTTTAGAGAATGAAAGTAACATAATTATGGACCATTTAGAAGCTATTGTTTCATTAAACAATATAGTAAACCCTGATTTTTCGAAAAAAATAGTTTCGCTGATAGATAAAAAAGCAAAAAAAAATCTTAAAGTTGGTTCAGAGGGTGATGAGCTAATAAATAAAAAAGTCAGAAACGTAAAGGGATATCAATTAAACTTTGATACTCCTAGAAATGAGTTTTATTGGAACTTAATAAAAAAAGAAATAGAGAGGCTATATGTTTATTACACAATTAAATTTCCAAAAATGAGTAGCAATAAAATAAATCAAATTGATTTATTAAAATACCGTGTAGGTGGAAAATACGAAGTACACATTGATCATTTTAGCACGACAACTAGATGTTTAAGTGTTATAATAAATTTAAATGATAATTATAAAGGAGGAAATTTAGTGTTTACAGATCAAAAAGAGATAGAAATTAAAAGAATAAAATTACAAAAAAATTCTATCGTTTTTTTTCCAAGTAATTTTTTATATCCTCACACAATTGAACCAATATTGAAAGGAACAAGGTACAGTATAGTAGCATGGCTGCAGTAAAAAATGTAAATATAGAAAATTTTATTGGTGTATATGACAATTATATAACCAAAGAAGAATGTGATAAAGCTATCAGTTTATTTGAAGATCAACATAAATTTAAAAATACCATTGATAGAATGCAGTTGGAGAATAGATCAATAACCACGATACAAGATCGACAATTTTTTGGCGGGGGTTATAATATGGATATTTGGTGGGAGGATTTAAAATCCTTAGTATATAATTTTGATTTAGCATGGCACCATTATAAAAAAAATACAGGGGCTGCTGCAGCGTATAGTCAAGAAAAATTTTTTTATACTACATTAAAAATTCAAAAAACTTTACCCACACAAGGATATCACGTTTGGCATATAGAACATAATCGTGGTATGGAGAATGAGGGTAGGGCTTTTGCCTATACAGTTTATTTAAACGATGTTGAAGAAGGTGGTGAGACAGAGTTTTTACATTTTTCAAAAAGAGTAAAACCAAAAAAAGGTAGAATTGTTATATGGCCAGCTGCTTTTCCATATCTTCACAGAGGTAATCCACCTTTATCTGGTGAAAAATATATTTTAACTTCTTGGTTAATGTTACGATGAATATGATGTAGGTCTTGAGCCTTTTTCAGATTCTTCTCTTACGTCATTATCCCAGTCTTCTTGTAACTTAGTTAAGTGTGCAGAATCCCATTTAGTAGTAAAGTCTGAAATTTCACCTAGGTTTGCATCCTCCCACGTAGAGTGAGGAGTCCCATCTCTGTATTCCACTGCATCAGTTGGATTAGATGTTCCATATTGAACAGCCCAAATATTAGAAAATTTAGATTGAGACCAAAAAGAATTATCGTCAATTACGTAGCCAATACCTTCAGAAGCACCTTCTGCATGATTTTTAATAATACATTTGTCTTCAAATACTATTGTCCAATTTGCGTTAGTTGCCATTTTTTCTCCTATGTCTTAATTATGTAAATTATTGCTATATAAGGTTGAACAACTGAAGTTGCGGTGCCTGAAAAAGTACTACTAGCAGTCCCTGAAAAAGTTGCACTCATATTGTGTGAGTGACCTGTCCCTGATCCTGTATTATTAACGTTTTGTTGAGTTGTGGGACCTGTCTGATTCGCAGGTATATTGCTACCTGGGTTGGTCGCATTACTAAGTCTTGTAAAACTGTGGTTGTGTGAAGCCAGTTGACTTGTTGATAAAGTAGCGTTAGCTGTCGAACCACCCACTGTCCCTGAAATGCTAGTGCTCACAGCTCCACCAGATGAGACAGTATTAGCTCCTCCAGTTGATGCTAAAGCTTTAGTTCCAGATTTTCCAACTGCTACGTTATCCTGTAAATCAGGTAAATTAAAAGTAGAGGCGCCATCACCAGCTCCATAAGTTGTACCTACAATAGCAAATAATGCAGAATAAGTTGATCTTGAAACTGCTGCTCCGTCACATTCTAAAAAACCTGTTGGTACAGAAGATGAAGACCACGGCACAATAGTAGCTGTGGGAATTCCCTCGATACCTGTAAGATTTGCCCCTGAAAAATCGTATTTTGTTGCTTCGTAATTTGCCATATTATTTCTCCGTGTAAGTCCATCCTGTTGTAGCGTCTCCTGAGAACACTAATCCAAAAGCTGCTCCTTGTGTATTAACAACAAGATCCGCTGCCGCGTTAGCTATATTAGAAGAATTTCTACCGACAGTCAATGCGTTAGAATTAAAATCATAACCTTGGTCTACAAAATGGACCTCATCTCCAGTAGCTGGTGACGCTGGAAGCGTAATTGTAACTCCTCCACCATTTGTATTTACTAAAAGTTTTGCACCTGCTTGGACTGTTTCAGCCGCAGATACTGCTCTCCATTTTCTGTATTCGTTTACTTTTTCAATATTAGTCCCATCAGAATATAAATTGTAGCAATTACCTTCACATAAAAGAACACCCGTTCCAGATGCTGTTTTAAAAGTTAAAGTATTTCCCGCATGATCACATGCATCCTGAACTAAAAAAGTCTTTTCTATTGAATCTGGTATACTAACTGTTCTATTTGCTGCAAGAGTTCCTGTTAATTTAATAACTATATTTTTACCATTTGATAATGCACCATTAGAGAATGTTAAAGTTCTATTAGCGTTGGTTACGTTAAAAGTTGTAAAGCCACCAATCGCTTGTTCTAAAATTAATAAATTAGTATTTGTAATTTGTCCCCAAGTTCCTGAATTTTCGCCAGTTGCTTGAACTGTAAGTTTTAGGTTAGCAGATGTTGAATTCGCCATATTTTGTTCCTTGTGTATTCATTTTATTAAAAATAAGAGTTTGTGTCAAACTCATTATGCAGCCACCTCTTGCCAACCTGGAGGATCTATAGGTGCTGAACCTGTATTAACTTCGTTCCAGATTAGAGCATTACCATTTCCTTGGTTCATAGTCAACCCTAAACCAGTCACTGAAACATCCACGTGAATAACAGCTGTCACACTAGCTAATTGAGCATTCATGCCTATGCCTGTTACATCTACTTCTTGACTTGGAACAGCTGTGACACTAGCTAAAGTGGCAGTCATTGCAATACCTGTAGGAATATCGGTGTAATTAATAATACCCAATGCATTTCCTAAAGATGCAGTCATGGCTTCTCCAATGATCATTGCATCTGGAGCTGGATCTACATTACCAAGAGTTACTTGAGCTACGTTTAGAGTATTTAATTGTAAATTTGCATCACCTTTAACAGCTTGTGGTGCACTCACCGCCGCTGTCATGGCTATTCCAGTTACAGCTGCAGTGGCAAACTGGCCTTCGACTCCCCATGCATTTACGTTCCATTGTTGTCTGCCCCAACCTGTTTGGTTAAACGCTTCAACAGTCCCAAGTCCCATGGACATTGCAATACCTGTAGCCATTGCATCAGGACCAGCATCAGCAACTCCTAATGCACTTGTTAAAGGGAGACCAGTTGGAAATACTTTTGTTTGAATATCGATGTTAGTGGTAGTTCCAAGACTAGCGGTCATTAATTGACCGTTGTTTGTTGAAGTGGTGGCAGTTACATCAATATGAATTGTTGGGCTACCTAAAGCCCCTGTTATAGGAAGACCTGTGGGGAGAACGTTACCAGCAATGTTCCAAGCAAAATCACCCCAGTTGGCTCTACCCCAACCTACATTAATCTCACCAACAGTTGACTCATCCCCTAAGGTTGCAGTAAGGGCAATACCCGTAACTGTAAAGCTCGGATTTGCTAAATCATTCCATTGGTTTTGGCCCCAAAAGCCAGCACTCCAAGTTCCTGATCCACTCATAGGAGTTTACCCCCTACGATTAACCAGAGATCCTTAGAATCGCTGCTGTTGAAGTCTGTGCTGGAAACTGAATTGTAAATACGCCTGAAGTAGCTGTTTTATCTCCACCGAAATCTAAAACACATACAGATGCGTTTGTTACCGCAGATGATGTATTATAGATTAATGCTCCTCTTGCAGTTATAGTGACTCCAGTAAAGGATCTATCTGCAAAGTCCACTCTTGCTACACCAGCTGTTATTGAAGTTGCTAAGTTTACAAGTGCTCCTCCACCAGAAGTATATTGTCCTGAGTTTGCTACTTGGTTAGTAGTAGTGAAGGAAGTTGTCGCTGAGTTTAGAGTCGCTGAAGAAGTATAAAGAGCTATCTTAAATTTGTCACCACTTGAGCTTGAAAAATTAGCATCACCCTCTAGTAGTTGTTTCTTGAACGCATTACAAATTGCTTGTGTTATTGCCATGTTTATCTCCTATTTACCTATACGAGGAACACCACTTTGATATTCATCTCGTCTTCTTCTTCCCATTTGTTCTATTGAGAAGCCTTCTACCACTTGTTTATACTTTCCTTCGTACAATTGCAAGAGATCATTTGGCCCTTTTAAAAAACCATATGCCTCGACCAGGCATGCATACAAAAGTCCGTTGGGAAAATTCAAACTTAAATATGTAGTAGAAACTGTACTAGATAATCCATCTGGTTTCAAGATATAATTTAATTGTATTGTGTAGGTTTGATCAGGTGTAGGGGCTACAACTACTGTATCTTCATCCCAGTTGCTGTAATATTTAGGGGTTCCTTGAACTCCTAGATTATTAAATTCTGACATAAAACTAGTATCCCTATATTGTAAAAAATCCCTGTCATTAGCCACTCCAACCCCTGCGGAATCTACTATTTGAGCAGATCTAATTACCAATAGATTTTGAGGGGTATCTATAAATCTTTGACTAGCCACCATTTGAGCAGTTACGTATCTTCTGTTATTATCAGAATCTACATCTCTTAAAATTCTAAATTCTGCATTTTCAATAAAACCATTCACAATAGTATCAGTTAAAACTGTGCTAGTAACTTCCGTATAGTCTCTAATTTTTTGTACTAATTCTGTATATGTCATGATATTGTTACCGCTACATCTCCTAAAGTTAAACTTGCTTCTCTTCTTCTATTTATATCAGATGGATTTTCTGGCACCATAGAATTATTACTTTGATCTTGAAAAGAAAAAGATCCAGGTAGAGTTAAATCAGCAATAATTCCTCCTCCACCACCAGTGTTTAAATCAAAACGCTGAGGTCTTGCTTGCTCTAATCCTTGAGGATCTGCAACAAAAGGTTTTGGCTCCAGCTGTGGTTGTTTACGTTCATATTCTGTAATGTGCACAAAAGCTCCATTCCATTCTGTAACCATTTCTCTCCACGGAAATGCTTGACCACTTCTATCTGAAATTGCTAATGCGTATTTTCCTTTTGCAAATTTTGCCATTATATCTCTGGGTAATAAGTTTTAGGTGAAATGTAAACACTAGCAGGTGAACCATCTTCTGCTAATGCCCTTTGTATTTCATCCTCATAAATTAATTTCATTTCTTGTGTTCTTTGCGGTGCTTTTTTCATAGCCATGTAATAAGCTAAACCTGCACACATACATGGCACAAATCTATTAACAACATCTGCTTCGTTTGTGTATTTACCTGCATCCTGAATTCTTTTAACATAATAGAAATATAAATATTCACCAGCTTGTGTATTACCTGGTGTTAGATATAAAGTTACTGTAACTTTATCTATAAATCTTTGAACAAAATATTGTGATGGTTGGCCAGTAGAACTTTTATTTGAAAAAGCTTGATATTGAGATCTATTAATTTTTGAAAGTGGTGTGTCCACGTCGCTTGAATTTCTATAACTAGCTTCCAAAATATCCGAAACCATATCCACAAAATTAGTCACAGCATCACCAGAAGCATGAGATGCAGCGGTTGTACCGTCAGCTCCTCGATCAGAGGCTGAACATAAAATGTTATTACCTGAAATTGAAGTATATGTTATCACTTCAGAATTAATTCTTATCTTACCAGTGGCGTTCATATTTTTAGTTGACGCTACTGGAATTGTAGTGGCTGAATCTGTAATTCCTGATGATAAAGTGGTAGTTATACCATTTGCATTTCCATCAGATGGAGATCTAAATATTGTATATTCATTTTGATTTTCTACCAAACT